TTCTTGAAGGTTTCCTTCTTTATCAGTCAACGCGTATTTTGTCAAGAAAACGTTTGCGGCAAGGTCGTCGCCACCGAAATACTCAACACACTTTTCAAATGATTCGTTATAATCGTACTTTTTGCTCGTCATGCTCCACTCACTTCTGACCATTTTTGCTTCAACAATGTCTTCATACTAGTTTCATCCTGTTTGACTGCTTCATTAAGAGTCATATGACTCTCGTCTAATATCTCAATAGTAGACTTTGCAGTGTCAATGTGAACAGGAAAAACCAATCCGTCTTTACCTGCTCTATTTTTTGCAACGAAAAGTCTTCCTGATCCCGTAGCTTTTTCCATTGGTTTTCTGGAAAGAGACAGAACAACATCAGCAACCATTGCTTTTCCGTAAGCTTCAGACATATTTTCAAGACCTACAATATCAGACTTGGCTGAATCGCGGTTTGCCTGAGAAGCTGTCCACACCGGAACGTTCATATCCATCGCAAGGTTTCTCAACTCTTCATAAATTAATTTTAGCTCGTGCCGCAGAGAATCATAAGCACGAGTCGATCTCATCACATCTGCATAATCAATCACAACAAGACTAGGCACAAACCCTTTTAGTGCTAGCTTTTCAATGTGATTTCTAATTGTTATCACAGATGCAGATCCTGTTGGGTACTCTTTAATTATAAGACGCCCGAGATCTAGATTCTTATACTTTTCAATAACGAAATCTTTGTTGTCAGGAATCTCATTACTCGGAATATCACAGAAGTTTGAGTCATATCTCAACCCGACTGCATGTTCAGAAAGCTCAAACGTATAATGAACTACGTTTTTTCCAGCGCGCAATGCATTGGCTCCCATGGCAACAAGCCAGTGTGACTTACCGACTCCTGTGTTTGCTGTAACTACACCAATTTCTCCACGCCCTAAGCCGCCCTGTAAAATGTCTTTTGCATCAAGTCTTTTTAACCCAGTTGGACAGACCTGGCGCCTGGTTTTGACGAATCTAGCTTCAAGGTCTTCAAAGAAGTCGTGTCCTGTAGAATGAGGCATACCAACAGCAACTGCGTTTTTCATAAGAGTAACAACACTGTCAAACTTGTCTGTTGAGATAAGCTCAACTGCCTGCTCCAGGGCGTCCTTAAACGCTTGCCTCTTGCAAAAGTCCAATGATTTATCTTTTACATACTGTAAATCTTGAACATTTGGGCTTGTTTTTGTTCTGTGAAGAAAGTCGACGACCTGATCTCTTAAAATCGTGTCGTTGGTTTCTGTTAGCTCTTCTTTAATAATAGAAACCAGCAGACCTAATGTTGGAAAGCATTTATATTTTCTGTGATACGAAAAGTACTTTTCAGCCAAATAACTAAGTGCCTTCACTTCAAAATACTCAGGTGTCATGACCTCAGTCATTTGTTGTGCCCAAGAATGATCAGATATAAGACCCTGAAATATTGTCTCTTGAAACTGCTTACCGTACTGAGAGAATAAGCCTGTGTGGTCTACGTTGCTTTCTATCATCATTTTATAAGTTAACCTTAGTTACAATTTTTAATGGCTATAAAATAGGAGTCAACATCAAAATTGTTGACCCCTTCTCTTGATAACATTCTCATCAATGCTATCTTATTACGTCGAGGCTCAAAAGAATCAAGTGCAAATTTAATTTTTTCAATTTGTTGTGCAGATAAGTTTTTGATATCTAGATACATGAGCTTCCAATTTGTGCTTGCTACTTCTTCATTTTCTACAATAGACTCTAAAATTTTGAGCTTCTTAGTCTCAGACAAGATTCGTGCTGAACTTACGATTTCATTGACAGAAACATGATCTTCAGCATGAAGTTCCGGAAAACGTTTAGCTAAAGACTTAAATCCAGCATGAGGTACACCCTTAATCCCGTCAGAAGGATCACCGATAAATGCTCTTGCAGTAACAAAGTTAGAAACAGATACACCAAACTTCTGCTTAACTTTTTCAGTTGTAATATATGCCTTCTGGCCGGGTGACCACTGAGTAACTCTTTTATCAATTAGCTGATATAAGTCTTTGTCAGACGACACTATAACACACTTTTTATCACGGTAGTGATATCTTGTCATGTATCCTATAGCGTCGTCTGCTTCACACTCTGTGACATACAACTGCCTAACCGGAACATGCTTAAGAGCTTCAACTAGAAGTGCTACTTGACGATTTCTGTTTCCAACTGTGTCGGGTATGTCGTCGTAGTACCTGTTAAGTTTTTGAGGACGCCTACCCTGCTTATAATCAGAAAAAATTGCTCTCCTTCTAGAAGACCCGCCGCCTTCCCAGACCACCACAATTTGTTCTGGGTTGCATCTTTCACTCAATAGGCGTATACCTTTAAGAAATCCTACAAAGCCGCCCAGATGATGACCGTTTTGGCTCATAGTAGGATTTACAACAAAGTGCCGAGTGAACAGATTCAACCCATCAATTATTAAGACAGGTTTTTCAATCATGTTATCCCTCAGGAGAAATCAGCTCGTCTTCAATCTCTAGAGCAGCAGCTCTAACTTCTTCATATGACTCTAAATCAACGCTTTGTTCAGACTTTCTGACTAATGCGTCCTCTAGCATTGCCTCAATATAAGGCCCATACTCAGGATCGTTAACGATATCACAAAAGTCCGCTTTATAGAACTTCTTTTCTACCAAAACCTCACCAGTGTCTTGACTGAACACTGTAAGCTTTTTCCATGCACCTGTTCCAGACATTTCAATTAGCTTATTTTCAAACTCAGTCTTGCCATGCTTTCGCAAGAGATCAAACATCTGTTCGTGCTCTTTAATACCGACGCCAAAGTGAATTTCAAAGTTGACTGTCCGGAATGGAGGTGCTACCTTGTTTTTGATTGTTTTGGCCGATACGTTGATTCCAATGACTTCTTTGTCTTTGTTGGTGATTTGTTGGCCAGCCCCCAACTTGATTCGTACAGACGAGTGAAAAGGGATAGCCTTTCCACCAGGTGTAGTAGTAGGATCTCCATACATAACACCAATTTTAGTTCGAATTTGATTTAGACAAATCATCAAAACATTTTGATTGGCAATAGTGCCTGTAATTTTTCGCATGCCCTTAGAGATTGCGCGCGCTTGCAAACCAATTGAGTCTTTGTCGTAGTCACCAATAAGCTCAGCCTTCGGTGAGGTTGCTGCAACAGAGTCCCAAATAATTGTAATCGGAACGTCCTTGTCCATTGCTTTAGCTCGCATGATTGTAGCCTCAGCAATTGAGAGAACCTCCTCAGTACAATGTGTGTCTACATAAACAAATCGATTTGAAATATTGACCCCAAGGAGCTGAAGATTTTCTACGCTTGTGGCATTTTCAGTGTCAATGTAGACAACAATACCACCCATGTCTTGTGTAGACTTTGCGATCTGTATTGCGATATGTGACTTTCCGATAGAAGGAGGACCGAAGATCTCAACGATCCTTCCTTCGGGCAGGCCTCCGTCAGGTCGATTAGCAATAATGTAATCTAACTGACGTGACCCTGTCGAAATCCACCTGTTAACATGGGTGGGAGAGTCATCATAGGCAAGGTTATAAGCAACCTTATTGCCGTGTTCTTTGTTTAGCGATGTAATTAACTCGCTAGTAAAATCGTCCTGTTCTGGATACTTTCTTTTTGCCATCTTTTGACCCTCTTATCAAATTGTTTCTACAGGTCTTCGAGATCTGCGAAAGCTTCGTCCAAGGACTTATACTTCTGTCCTTCAGACTGGGTCTTCGTGTTTGTTGGTGTACCTGTGTTGTTTGAATTACCAAAGCTTCGAGTAGTGCCATCATCATCGGCGTCGTCATCATTGAGCCAATCATTGACAATCTTTTCAAGCTCCTCATAGGTCTTACATGTGTACATGTCATCCAAGCTTGGAATGTTCGAAGTGTATTGCTTAACAGTATCTGCACTTTCGCTAAGCGGCGACTGCTTTCCTCGAGGCCGAACTTCTGTCGTTGCCCACTGACGACCTGGTGCCTTAGTGCACACAACTTTAACATCGCGGCCGTCTTCGGTGTCAGTAATATCACCATAGTCCTCGTCAAGCATGATGTTGAGAAGTGACTGATACACTGTCTTTCCAAAAGCCCAAATACGCACACCCTTGTCTTCCTCACCTCGGACGACTACAGGCGCGTAACAACGCATCTTTGGGTAAAGCTTCTTTGCTAGCTCATATGATTCCTTAGAACCGTCGTCTCGAAGCTTTGTAATAAGCTCTTGAATTGGGTCAGGATTTCCAAACTGATATGGTGCTAGCAGCCCTGGATTGTTACCAATGTTGTAGTAAAACCACAACTCTTTGAAAGGCTGGCCGTCATTGTCAGGGAAGGAAAGAAGTCGAACAGTATGTTCTTCGCCTTCTTGTGGTCGCCACGACGTGTTCTGTCGAGAGTTTTGTCCCGAAAGCTTGTTTAGCTTTCGACGAATTGCGTCAAAATCAATTGCCATTTTTTATCTCCTTAATGTGCAATGGTTATTTAATTGCCTGTGTTATAGTCTAGGCATGACTAATCAATTGTTCAATAATCAGTAGTTATTTGCGTTTTTTCTTTTTGCGCTTCTT